AGTGTGAGGCTTTATCATTACGGTGAGTTATCCAAAACGGCTAAAGAAAAAGCCAGAACTTATTGGGGGTAGTTATGCCATACGGGAAAGGAACATACGGTTCTATGCGTGGTAGGCCGAAAAAGAAAAAAGCGAAGAAGAAGAAAAAGAAGTAATGCGTAAATTTGCTAAAGTGCCAAAGACCAAGCGGGGTACGCCTGTTAAGTACGTCCGTGGCTCTAGAAACAAGAAGAAAACTGAAGATGAGATTAAATCTACCGCTAAGAAGTACAAGGCGGGAACTTTAACGAAAGCTGAAATGGATCGGATTGTTAAGAAGAGGGTAGCCAGTGGCAAGAAAAAAAGCCGCAAAAAAAGGAAGTAGTTCTGAGACTGCTTTGAAAAACCTTTCCAAGAAACACAATGTCCCCCTTGGCATATTGCGTCAGGTTATGAAGCGTGGTCAGGGTGCTTACTTCTCCTCAGGGTCACGCCCTGGACAGACTCCTACTTCATGGGGGGTTGCTAGGGCGCGATCTTTTGCTTCCGGTTCCGGTGGTGCACGTAAAGCTGATGCGGATTTATGGAAAAAGGTAAAGGCGAGAAGGGCCAAAGCCTAGAACGGGCCAAACTTGAACAGGCCATAAAACGCTATGTGGATAGTGGTAAAGCGGTTGCCAAAAAGAAATCGGTCAAGATTGTCAAAACCAAACACACTTACGACATTAAGAAATGAATTTAGACATTAATCTACTGGATTGGCAAAAAGAAGTCTGGAATGACCAAACTCGTTTCAAAGTCGTGGCTGCGGGTAGAAGGACAGGCAAATCAAGGCTTGCGGCTTATTTACTCCTAGTCAACGGATTACAGGCTGAAAAAGGCCATGTGTTCTATGTAGCTCCCACTCAGGGTCAGGCTAGGGACATTATGTGGAATCTCCTCCTCGATCTGGGTAAGGATGTTATTAAACACTCCCATGTCAACAATATGCAGATTACCCTGCTAAATGATGTCATTATTTCCCTGAAAGGTGCTGACAGGCCAGAGACTATGCGGGGTGTAAGCCTTGCCTACTTGGTCATGGATGAGTATGCCGATATGAAGCCTGATGTGTGGGAACTGATATTACGACCTGCTTTGGCTGACTATGGCTCTCCTGCGCTGTTTATTGGTACGCCTATGGGCCGTAATCACTTCTATGATCTGTACAGGGATGCTGAGATAGGGGATGACCCTGATTTTAAGTCTTGGCATTATACCAGTTACGACAATGACTTACTTAACGCTGAAGAGATAGACAGGGCTAAACGCTCCATGTCCTCTTATGCTTTCCGTCAGGAGTTCATGGCCTCCTTTGAAGCCCGTGGTTCTGAGATGTTTAAGGAAGATTGGGTGTCCTTTGATGAACGGGAACCTGAAGGGGATTACTATATCGCCGTTGACTTGGCGGGTTTTGAGATTGAAGGGAAGAAGTCAAAGACTAAGAACCTAGATAATACGGCTATTTCAGTGGTGAAGGTTAATCCTGATGGCTGGTGGGTTGCTGATATAATCTGTGGTCGCTGGACGCTAGATAGAACGGCAGTAAAGATATTTGATGCGGTGCATAAGTACAGGCCCGTATCTGTAGGTATTGAGAAGGGTATTGCTAGACAGGCGGTTATGTCTCCACTATCTGACTTGATGGCTAAATACAGCCGTTTTTTCAGGGTAGAAGAACTCACTCATGGCAATAAGAAAAAGACAGACCGTATTATGTGGGCTTTGCAGGGCAGGTTTGAGAATGGCCTGATTACCTTGAATAAAGGGGAATGGAACTATCAGTTTATGGATGAACTCTTCCAGTTTCCTGACGTATTAACCCATGATGATATGGTGGATAGTCTTGCTTACATAGACCAATTAGCAAATGTAGCGTATTCTTACGCCTTTGAAGTCGATAACTTTGAAGTATTTGATACTGTGGCAGGGTATTAATATGCTAGATAAAGAAGAATATTCCAACGAAGAGACTGTAGAATCGTGGGTTATGGAGAAATGTAATCACTGGCGTGACCATTTCACTAATAACTATGAAGAAAAGTTTGATGAATACAATCGTCTTTGGCGTGGTCACTTTTCCGAAGAAGATAAAACCCGAAACTCAGAACGCTCCAAAATTATCTCCCCTGCCCTACAACAAGCGGTTGAATCGGCTGTTGCTGAGATTGAAGAAGCCACTTTTGGTCGTGGAACATTCTTTGATATTCGTGACGATATGCGTGATGAACAACCTCAAGACGTAATTTTCCTTAGAAATCAACTACATAAAGACTTTAAGAAGACTAAGGTTAGAAAGTCGGTAGCTGAATGTCTTTTAAATAGTGCGATTTATGGTACGGGTATTGCTGAAATTGTCATTGAAGAAGAAAAAGAAATGCGTCCTGCGACTCAGCCTATCATGGAAGGACAAATGCAAGCGGTTGGTGTCAACATTGTGGACAGAACAGTGTGTAAATTACGCCCTGTACAGCCTAGAAACTTCCTAATTGACCCTGTGGCTACCTCTGTAGAAGACGCTATTGGCGTGGCTATAGACGAATTTGTCCCTTATCACCAAGTAGAACAGTTACAAGAGTCAGGAGTCTACCGAGAAGCGGATTTACGCTTTGATTACTACGATAATGACCTCAATGCTGACCCTGAACTGACTGACCAGCCTGACGAAAAGATTAGATTGACCAAGTATTACGGGCTAATTCCTAAGTTTTTAATGGAAAAAGAAGAAGATTTTGAAGCTGATGAGGATGATGGACACTACATTGAGTCTATTGTAGTCGTTGCTAACGGTGGAATACTACTCAAAGCTGAACGAAATGCTTTTATGATGAATGACCGCCCTGTTGTAGCCTTCCCTTGGGACATAGTTCCAGGTCGTTTCTTTGGTCGTGGTATCTGTGAAAAGGGTTATAACTCCCAAAAAGCCCTTGATGCGGAGCTTAGAGCCAGAATAGATGCCTTGGCATTGACTGTTCACCCCATGATGGCTATGGATGCTACCCGATTACCTAGAGGTTCTAATAATGAGATTAGACCTGGAAAAGTATTACTGACCAATGGTGATCCAAGAGAAGTGCTACAACCTTTTAATTTTGGGCAGGTAGGGCAGATTACCTTTGCTCAAGCTGATGCCCTTCAGAAGATGGTACAGACCGCTACAGGGGCGATAGATTCAGCAGGGATTCCAGGTTCTATCAATGGAGAAGCGACTGCTGCGGGTATCTCAATGTCTCTGGGGGCTATAATCAAGCGTCATAAGCGCACATTGATTAACTTCCAAGAATCATTCCTGATTCCGTTTATTAAAAAGATTGCCTATCGGTATATGCAGTTTGAAGCTGAGACTTATCCGGTAAGTGATTATGAGTTTGAAGTGACCTCTTCACTAGGCATTATAGCTAGGGAATACGAAGTCACCCAGTTGGTACAGCTACTACAGACTATGGGTTCTGACTCTCCGTTATATCCGGTGTTGATACAGTCCATTATCGACAATATGAACATATCTAACCGTGAGCAACTACAACAGATTATTGCTCAAGCTAGTCAGCCTAATCCACAGGCACAGGAAGCCCAGCAAGCCGAACTACAGGCTAGGCTACAGTTTCAAGCCTCTCAGACTAATGCGCTTAATGGACAGGCTATGGAGTCACAGGCAAGGGCTGAGAAGATTGTTCAGGAGACTAAAGCGATTCCTGTTGAGCTTGAGATTGACCAAATTAACGCTGCAACCAAAAACCTGAAGGCGGGTGACGCTGATGATAAGGAGTTTGAGCGCAGAATGAAGGTAACGGATAAGTTACTTCAGGAAAGAAAACTTAACCTAGACGCTGCTATTAGGGCAGATCAGGCAGATACTAACCGAGCAAGACAACAGCCTACGGAGAACCTTCCTAACTAATGTTTAACAGTATTATATTAGACTCTACCGAAGAGCAAAAAAAATATGACACAGCTAGAGATGCGGCTTATGCAGAAATGTTTAGTACTGAAGGTTGGAAATATTTAATTAAAGAATGTACGGCTGAAGCAAAAAATAAAGAATCAGTAGAAAATGTAAAAAACATGGAAGATTTATATATAACTAAAGGAAAATTAAAAATTATTGCGCTGTTGTTGAATTTAGAAGCAACAACGGAGCATAATAGGGAAAACGAGGGTAGCAAACTTGAGTGGTCTTAGAGTTATTTTTGAATTTAAGTGCAAGAATAACCATGTTTCTGAGAAATTAGTTTCACGTGAAACATACACAATAGATTGTCCTCACTGTGATAGTAAGGCTAAAAGAATTATCTCTGCGGTTCGCTGTAGTCTTGAACCTGCAACTGGGAGTTTTCCAGGGGCAACTGAAAAGTGGTTAAAGATGCGTGACCAACAGATAGCATTAGAGCGTAAGGTAGCCGAACAATAGTCCAGTAGCTTAAAGAAGCGAATGGGTAGCTAAATAGGTCTTATGAGGTTTAATGATGGCGAAAATAATTGACCCAGTAAAGGTAGACGAAACGGATACAAGCCCTGTCTTGGAAGAATCTGATTCTACAGAGAATGAGGTTCAGGAAAAGGTAGCAGAGTTACCGGAGCAATACCGAGATAAATCCCCTGCGGATTTGATAAAAATGCACCAAGAGCTTGAAAACAAGCTAGGTGAGCAGGGTTCAGAACTAGGCAAACTTAGGTCTGCTGAATCTGAAGTTAAGGAATTGCGAAGGGTTGTAGACGATTTTGTTCTCAAACAGTCAACTGCCAAAGAAGAACCTGCTGAAGAGGCAGATTTTTTTGCTGACCCTGATAAAGCGGTTGCTGACAAGATTGCTAACCATCCTGCTATTAAGGAAGCGCAGCAAACAACTCAGCAAATAAAGCAAGATCAGGCTAGACAGCAATTGATGGAGAAGCACCCTGACGTTGGGGATATTGTTCAAGACTCCAGTTTTATTGATTGGGTTAAGAGCGATCCCATCAGGATTGAATTGCTACAAAGGGCAGACAGTCAGTTTGATACGGCTGCTGCTGATAACTTGTTAGGTCAGTGGAAACAGATCAAACAGGTTTCTGAGTCGGCAACCAGTTCTGAGAAAGTAGCTTCCAAGGAGACTTTGAAAAAGGTTTCTACGGGTGGCGCAAAGGGTAGTAGTGAACCTCCTTCAAGAAAAATCTTCCGAAGAGCAGATATTATTAATCTTATGAAGACTGACATTAAACGCTACCAAAGCATGGAGCCTGAAATTAGACAGGCATATGCCGAGGGTAGAGTAAGGTAAAAGGTAACTACTATGGCTAATGAAACTTCAGGTGCTTATTTTACAGCTAATGCTGCTGTAGATAAGACTGCTGCTGATAAATTCATTCCTGAAATATGGAGTGACGAAGTGATTGCGAGCTACGAGAAAAATCTCAAGATGGCTCCACTTGTTAAAACCCTTAACTTTTCAGGTTCTAAGGGTGATGTAATTCATGTTCCTAAACCCACACGCGGAAGCGCAAACGCAAAGGCAGAAGCTACTGCTGTGACTATTCAAGCGAATCTTGAAAGCGAAATTACTGTTACTATTAACAGACATTTCGAGTATTCACGCTTGATTGAGGACATTGTTGAAGTACAGGCACAAGCGTCATTACGATCCTTCTACACTGACGATGCTGGCTATGCCCTAGCAAAGCAGGTAGATGATGATCTATTCCGCGCTGGTACTGGTTTTGGTTCAAGCACACTAGATATGACTGTCGTAATTGATGGCTCTACCGCTGCTGGTACTGCTTTTGAGAACGCAAACTCATTCTTTGTTGATGCTACTAACGGATTAACCGCGTATACAGACGATACTGTCGTAGCTGCTGATGTATTTACAGATGCAGGGTTTCGCGCATTAATCAAGAAAATGGATGATAATGACGTTCCTATGACGGATCGTTCGTTCATCATTCCTCCTACATTGCGATCTGCAATTATGGGTATTGATAGATATGTATCTGCTGACTTTACTTCACCTCAAACTGTTCAAAGCGGTTTGATTGGTCAGGTATACGGCATTGATATCTATGTTTCGTCAAACTGTCCTGTTATTGAGGATGCTGGCAGCAACTCTTCTGGTGCTAAAGATATTCGTGGTGCATATTTGATACACAAAGATGCCATCATGTTAGCCGAGCAGATGGCTGTTAGGTCACAGACTCAGTACAAACAAGAGCATTTATCAACACTTTATACTGCTGATACGCTCTATGGTGTACAGGCATATCGTCCAGAAGCGGGATTCATTCTCTGCGTTCCAGACGTATAAGATGAGGTACGGAAGGGGGGCTTTGCCCCCTTTCTTGCTTTATGGCGAAAGACCCAAAGCTCAAGAAAGCAGGAGTCTCTGGCTATAACAAGCCTAAGAGGACTCCAAATCACCCTACAAAAAGTCATGTTGTGGTCGCTAAAGTAGGCGATAAAACAAAGACAATTCGTTTCGGTCAACAGGGCGTTAAGGGTGCTGGTAAAAATCCGAAGACGAAAAAAGATAAAGCACGAAGAAAGTCTTATTATGCAAGGCATAACGCACAAGACTCGAATCCTTCTAAGTTAAGCGCAAGATATTGGTCACATAAAGTTAAGTGGTGATTTAAATGGCTACAATTAAAGTCAGAAGAAAATCGGGAGAACAGGCAGGTGATGTGCCTACTACTTCCAATATTGTTGCGTATGAAATAGCGCAAAATACTATAGACAAAAGATTATTTGGTAGGGATGGTAGTAATAATATCTTTGAGTTTGGTACTAATCCGACTTCTATAACTACTGGTGCTATTACGGCTACAGGGACAGTAACCGCTAATTCACAACTTGCTTCCTCAAATGCAGTATTAACAGGCGGTTCAGTTAATAACATGGTCATAGGAGCCTCTACTGCTGCGGCTATTACGGGTACTTTGATTACTGCTAACACTAATTTTGCGGGAAATATCACCGGAAATGTGACCGGAAATGTGACGGGAAATATTACCGGAAATACAACCGGAGACTTAACGGGTAATGTAACTGCGAGTTCTGGTACAAGTACATTTAACAACCTAGTTATTAACGGGACAGTAGACTTCAATACGGCTGTTCTAACTGACCTTGGAAGCCCAAGCAACGCTACAGACGCAGCCACTAAGGGGTACGTTGACACAGAGATAACTAACCTAATAGGTGGAGCACCTGGAGCATTAGATACGCTTAATGAGCTTGCTGCGGCCTTGAATGATGATGCTTCTTTTAACTCAACGATTACAACATCTATAGCGGCTAAACTGCCTTTGGCTGGCGGTACTATGACAGGTGCTATAGCTATGGGTAGCAACAAAGTCACAGGGCTAGATTCTGGTACTGCTAGTGGTGATGCTGTCAACAAGGGTCAACTAGACACTATGTTACCTTTAGCGGGTGGCACAATGACGGGCAATATAGCTATCGGGTCTAATGTCATCACCTCTAGTGCTAATCCTTCTGATGATACTCATTTGGCTCGTAAGGCTTATGTAGACAGTATTTTAGGTAGTGCCACATCTGCCGCGACTAGTGCCTCTGCTGCTTCTACTTCAGCTACTAATGCAGCATCTTCTGCTACTGCGGCAGCTTCTAGCGCGACTTCTGCCTCCTCAAGTGCGACTTCTGCGGCTGCAAGCTATGATTCTTTTGATGATAGATATTTGGGAAGCAAGTCTAGCTCACCGTCTGTAGACAATGATGGTGATGCGCTAGTTACTGGTGCGCTCTACTACGATTCAACTGCTGAAGAAATGCGAGTTTATACTGGTTCTTCTTGGAAAGCGGCTGGTTCGGCAATTAATGGCACATCAAGCAGACAAACGTATACAGCAACCTCTAACCAAACAACTTTTAATATTACTTATGATGTTGGATTTGTTGATGTCTACTTAAATGGTATTAAGTTGTTAGTAGGTACTGATGTAACAGCAACAAGTGGTACAAATGTAGTTTTGGCTGCTGGTGCTGCGGCAGGTGATATTGTTGACCTTGTGGCTTATGGTGCGTTTTCGGTATCAGATACTTACACACAAGCAGCTTCTAATGCTCGATTTGCACAACTTTCAAACAATCTAAGTGACTTGGATAATGCTGCAACAGCTTTAACTAATTTAGGTGTTACTTCAACTGCTGCTGAACTTAATTTGCTAGATGGTGTTACAGCTACGACAGCAGAGCTTAACTACGTTGATGGCGTAACTTCAGCTATACAAACACAGTTAGACGCTAAAGCAGCTTTAAGCAACCCTACATTGGCAGGACTTACTTTATCTGCTGAATTAGCGGGTGCTGACCAAACAGTTTCTAGGGTTAACCTGAAAGACTATGGTGAAGTCACTAACGCTATTGGTAATGCTACAGGAAACAAAACAATAGATTTAACTGCGGGTAATTCAGTAACAGCTACGACTACAGGTGCTACTACATGGACATTCAGCAATCCTACAGCTTCAGATGAACTTTGTGGATTTGTACTTAAACTTGTAAACGGAGGATCAGCAACTCAAACATGGCCCGCAAGTGTAGATTGGCCTAGTGCAACTGCACCAACACTTACGACAAGCGGAACAGACGTATTAGTTTTTATCACCTGTGATGGTGGTACGACTTGGTACGGATTTACTGCGGGGCTTGCTCTAGCATGACAAATATAAGAAACGCTCTTATGCAAGCTGCTGGTTCTGCCAGTGGCGACCCAGTTTATGTGGAAGATGTATTTTCAACGCATCTTTACACAGGTACAGGTTCAGGTATTGCTATTAACAATGGTATTGACCTTTCTGGTGAAGGTGGTTTGGTTATTTACAGAAGACGAGATGGTGCTGAAAACTGGAGTTATCAAGATACTGAGCGTGGCGTTGATAGTGTTATTTATTCTGATTCAAGTAATGCTGCTGCTGATCCAGGTGGATATGGCCTAGCTTCATTTAATTCAAATGGATTTACTACTGAACTTAATACAAGTTCGGCTGAATATTGCTCTTGGACATTCCGAAAACAAGCAGGATTTTTTGATGTAGTAAAATTCACTGCTGGAACAAATACCGATAGACAAATATCACATTCACTTTCTTGTGTTCCTGGTATGATAATAGTGAAAGACCTAGATGCAGGATATATGAATTGGCAGATTTATCATAAAAGTTTAGGTCAATCAAAAATTATTTATCTTAATCTTACTCAAGCCGCAAGCACTGGAAATCCTTGGTGGGGAACAACAACACATAGTTCGTCTAATTTTTCTATTAATGAAAGTTATCTTGTTAATGGAAATGAACATATTGCTTATCTTTTTGCTGATGGTGATAGTTCAGACGCACAAATTTTTGGTGATGATGGTGATGAAGCGATTATAAAAACTGGTTCATTCAGTTATTCTGGTTCAGAAGTTGACATAAACCTTGGGTTTGAGCCGCAATTTTTTCTTTATAAAGCATCTAATGTTTCTAACGATTGGGAAATTTTGGATGTAATGCGGGCATGGAATGAAACGCAATATTGCAGATTAAATCCACACGAATCAGCAGCAGAAGCATGTTACTCAAATAGTAGCAGCAATTATGTTAAGCCCTATGCTAATGGGGTCAAGTTTAAAACAGGTGGAAGCGGCAGAGACTACATCTACATAGCAATACGTCGTGGCCCTATGAAAGAGCCTTCTGCGGGTACTGATGTTTTTAAAGCAATAAGTAGAACAGGTGGCGGTGGCTCTGCAAGTATAACAGGGGTAGGTTTTTCTCCTGATCTATATCTTAGCAAAGCAACTAATCAAGGTAGTTACAATCCGCTTCTTTATAATAGATTGAGAGGTAAAAGATACCTACTTACTAGTGCTACGGATGCTCAACCTAATAGTGATGGTGGTTTAGATTCTTATGATATGGATGGTGTTTCTGTTTCAGGAGGTTCATCATTCGGCTTAGATGGTTCTGGCGATTCAATTATAAATTATTTTTTTAAACGATACCCTAAAGTATTTGATGTGGTTGTTTATACTGGAAATGGAAGTGCTAGAACAATAAATCATAATTTAGGTGTTACGCCTGAAATGATAATTAAAAAACGAATAGACTCAAGTTCTTTTGGCGATTGGATTGTTTGGGTTAATGCGGGATTATCTGATGCTGATTATATAAAACTTAATAGTAGCAATATGTTTGCGTATGGAGAAGTTATTGATTCGTCAGAAAATACTGCATCTGTTTTTGGGCTTACGGATGCTGCTGATGGAAATCTTAATGGAAGCACAAACGTAGCTTATCTCTTTGCTTCATTAGACGGAATATCAAAGGTAGGAACATACACAGGCACAGGTAACGATTTAAATGTAACTGGATTAGGTGCTTCTGCAAGATTTGTACTTATCAAAAGAACTGATGCTAGTGGTGATTGGTACGTCTATGATTCTACAAGCGGAATTGTATCGGGTAATGATCCTTATTTTTTTATAAATAGTACTGCTGTTTCAGTTACAAACACAGATTATATAGACCCACATTCATCAGGTTTTACAATAACTTCTTCTGCCCCTGCTGCTTTAAACGCTAGTGGTGGTACATACATATATTTAGCTTTTTCGTAGGATAAAACAATGACTGAATACAGACTTAAATCAGACGGAAGCGTAAAAACTAAAAGCGAAGTTATTGCGCTATTTCCTAATACTTCTATTCCTAAAGTTTGGACTGATCAAGTTTGTACTGACTTAGGCATAGATGTCGTATTTGAAACACCAAAGCCTACAAGTTCTGAGGCTTATAAGCATTATGTAAGAAATGGTGTTGAGCAAAACGATAATGACCAGTGGGTACAGGCTTGGGTTGAGCAGGATATGTTTGCTGATACAACTGTTGATGGTGTAACAACAACTAAGGCAGAACATGAAGCAGCGTATCAGGCTAAGTTAGATGCTAGTGCTGCTGCGGCAGTAAGGTCTAAACGTGATGGCTTATTAGCTGAAACAGACTTTTATGCCTTGTCTGATGTGACTATGACTGATGCGATGACAACCTATAGACAAGCCTTACGGGATATAACTGCACACAGTAATTTCCCCCACAACTTAACTGATGATGATTGGCCGGAGAAACCCTAATGAGTAGAGCAAGAGATATAGCAGATAGCGCATCTACTATTAATGCACTTGATAATGTGACTGCTAGTGGTGCTGAACTAAATATATTGGATGGTGTTACAAGCACGACGGCTGAGTTAAATATATTAGATGGAGTAACTTCTACGGCTTCTGAGTTAAATATTCTCGATGGTGTAACGTCTACTACGGCAGAACTTAATATTCTTGATGGAGTTACCTCAACCGCTACAGAAATTAATAAATTAGATGCTTTATCCAGAGGTTCTTTAATTTACGGTAATGCTTCTGCCGCGACTGCTATTTTAACTAAAGGTTCTGCTAACCAAGTTTTAACCTCAGATGGTACGGATATAGCTTGGGCTGATGCTGCGGGCGGTGGCGCAACAGACTACCAATCTTTTACTTCTTCTGGAACTTGGACTAAAGCGGCTGATGTAAATTATGTCTTAGTAGAAGTTATTGCAGGAGGTGGTGGTGGTCATCAAACAATAGGAACAAGTCAACAAAGGGCGCAAGGTGGCGGTGGTGGTCAAGGTGCTAGGGTTTTATTTAGAGCGTCTGATTTAGGGTCAACAGAAACTGTTACTATTGGAGCTGGGGGTGCGGGAGCAGCCGCATTTGATGGAGGAGATGGTGGTGATGGTGGTAATTCATCTTTTGGAAGCCATTTAGTTTGTGCTGGAGGAAAGGGTGGCGGTGTAAGTTCCTCAAGTAGTGCTGGTAGTGCGTTGTTTACAAAAGGGGCATCTGGTTCTGGAGCTACAAGCATGGTTTATGATTCAACTGATGCTGTTAGCACAAGAAGATTTGGAATGAACGCTTATGATGGTGGTGGCGGTGGCATCGGTCAAAGCATGGCTGGTGGTAATGCTGTCATTGGTGGAGGTGGCGGTGGAGGCTCATACGCTACTGGAAGCGGAGGTTCTGGCGGTACTTCTTTGGCTGGTGGCAATGGTGGTGCAGGTGTTTCTGGTGGTGCTGGCGGAGTAGGTGGTGGTGGTGGAGGTACAGGAACTTATGCGACTGCCTCTGGTGCTGGTGGTGCTGGAACAGTAAAAGTTTGGTCATGGTAGGGAGAATGTAATGAGAGCGCACGTTATTGAAGATGGTGTGGTTGTAAATACGATTGTCGTAGATTCATTAGATTTTATGCCTAATCTTGTTGAAGCCACTGAAGGTAGTATTGGCTGGTTATATTCTGATGGTAATTTTTCTGCTCCTCCTGATCCAAGAACAGATGAAGAAAAGGCTGCTGATAATAGGAATGAAAGAAATAGATTGTTAGCTGAAACAGATTGGATGGCTAATTCAGATGTAACTATGTCTGATGAAATGAGAACTTACAGACAAGCATTAAGAGACTTACCTACTCATTCTAATTGGCCTAGCCTAGAAGATAGTGATTGGCCTACAAAGCCATGAGTTATGAATATTTTTGTGTTGGTGTTAATTATTGGAGGAATATCGGCAATATCTGATTGTGATGATGGCGGCTTGTGTTTCCAAGAAAAGACTACTTGTGAAGAGTTTGCTCAGAGAATTATTCTTAATTCAGTAACTACGAACATAACAGCCATGTGCAAGAGGATTGAGAGATGATTGGCGAAGCAATGTTAGCGATAAAAGCCTTGGACAGTGCATTTGTCATGGTTCAGGGTGCGATTGCTAAAAAGAAAGAAGTTGAGGATATGGCGGGTGAAGTGGGTAAATTCTTCACAGCCAAGAAGAAAGTAGAAGAACATATTAAGAAAGC